CGCGCCAGCTCCCCATATAGTTAGTGGTGTAATACCGCCGGTGGCCTCCACGTTAGCTACTAATGTTAATGGATGGGCGGAATCATCTACCAAAAAGTTAGACGGTGATTCCATTGAGGCGTTATCTATAATGAGGCTACAAGTCTCAGCGTGCGCCGGAAAGGACATACTTGCGAACGCGTATAAATCCCCGCGTGGGTCATATGGTGTTGAACCGGTGAAAGAGTTCGTCAACTGCCTCAGTACCTGGTGCTGCACAACCGTCGATGTTTCCTGTACATTGACCGTCGTAAAGTGACCACCATGTGCGCCTTCGGTAGTATAGAAAGCTATACGCCCGCTTTGACAAAACAAATGATCGCATGAAACATGTGCAGCCGTGACGGCCGCAGTTGGCAAATCGTAAGTAGACAATGTACGTGCAACGCAGTTGCCCTCGTTATTGGTGTGCGGGAAGACAAACCCAGCCGCAGAGCCAAGCGGTCTTACACCACCACCACCTGCGTAGATATTACCGTCAGGATTCAATCCAGCTATGGCGCTGATGCAGTCTACACTTTCAATCTGGCACGACGAGGCGGCCCAAGCGTCAATACCATTAACAAAAAGAGCATGGTCGGCATTTGATGGCTGTACGTTACCAGCTACAAATAACTTCCAGTTACCATAGCCACCCATGTTATAAGTCGGGCTACCAGTGCCAGCAGCGTTATATGTTGGTAGGATGATGACCATATTCGTAATTCGTAGGAAGATGGCATTTATAGGGGCGAATGTTCCAGGCTTAGGCGGTACAAAGAAGATTCTGCCCTGTTTGTAAAGACCGTACTGCAAAACGTCGAGTTGGCTACCATCAAGGACTGTCGAACCGGACGGGTAACTATTCGGAGTTGTAATACCGTTCAGCACGTTACAATTAGCTGGTACAGCGCCCTCTATGTTTACGATAATAGGTTGTCCCGCGTCCACGGCCATACCAGAGTCTACGGTTATGACTGACCGATAGGTGGTGTTTGTAAACTTGGTAAGTGGGATTCTGCCACCGGCTACCTTTATCGTGCCGCCACCATTAGCAATAATATAGCTTACTGCTTCTTGCAAACCCCCGGTGACGGTGCCAGGAGTATCAGGGCCGTAATTTGCCCCGTCATTGGCGATAGAAGCTCCTGAACTTAAACCTTTGGTGGCCAGGGTCACTACTGGGAGGACAGAACCACTGATAGGAGCGTAGATAGGGAATTTACTAGCATACCCTCGTTTTTGCATTACATACGGTATATTGTCTTCAGCGAGTAGCATAATTATGCCTCTTTAGTGATATTTGTACGACTAGACTTCGTACCATTCAATATCAACGTTAATGCTTCCGCCCGTTACGGTCGAACCGCCCAGGTTAAGGGCAAGTTGCTGGGCCGTTCCACGAAGGGTCATTGGCTGACCATTATTGCCAAATGTCCATTCGACGATATTATTTGTGGTTGCCGTAGACGCCGAGAATGGCACAGCATCCTGCCGTACAGTTCCCACCGCCGTACCCGTAGAGGCTGGGTTGGCCGAGTAGTTCAAAAGCGTGGCCGAGGCGGCGGCATTATTTGAATCGTGCGGTACAGCAGTTACCGAGCTTGACGTACCGCCAGAATCCGCCGATGATCGCTTGATCGCCGAAACATTGACGAGGCCGCCGGTCGTTTGGGTACCGGATAATCGTATTTTAGTGACGAAAACCGTTGTTGTGCCATTGCCTGTAATCGTAAATATGTCTGTGGCAGATGCGGCAGGCGTGATGTTGGTAGAGGCAGAATACGTCTTGGATGTTTGTTGGTTGCTTTGCACTAGCCAAGGCGTTGTATTAGCCGTATTCCCCGGCTGGACGGTCCACGTCCCGCTTTGCTGGACATCCAGAGTTTGGAGTGCCCCAGGAAGAGTTGAGAAGACGATTGTACCTGCGGTAGTTCCTGCGGAAATGCCTGTGACGTTTAGGCGGAAATATCGGGCGTCGAGTGCGCCGTACATAATAACGTTACTTGAGCCGGTATTCGAAGTCGAGTGCGCCGTGGCACTGTCGCTAAAGTAAAGTAATTGCGATTTCCAGTTGACATTGTCGTTCGAAGTCTGGAAAGTCACAAGTGACCCGGTGCCCTGAGTTGTTATATGGACAGAGACCCAACGGTAATTTCCTACGTCAGTGCTACCAACAGCCTGCGCTGTGGTAGTGGTGAATGGTACGGATAAGTAGGTGCCTGCAACGATCTCGGCATTTTGTCCTGCCGCAGTGCCGTCAGACTTAAGCACGTTGACGGTGTTTGTGCCATCCGTTACTTGTACGTTCGTTACGGACGCTGACCCTCTAACAATCGACGATATGGCGGCGGCCGATTCGTTAATTGTGATCTGGACGCTACCGCTACCGCTAATCGCGGTACTTAGCCGAACCCTGAATTGTGAGAACCCGGTCATTTCGGCAGCGAGGGCAACGCTACCGTTAGCTAGAGAATATGTCTGGTCATTGAGGCCAGAAAGCAGTTCGGTGGCGTTAATCTGGTACCAGTTATACCCGTCATATCCTTCAAAGGTAATAGCACCACCACTGATTGTGCCGGTGTTTTGTACGGTGATGATTGCCGTTGAATAACCCCAACCATAGGCTGGAAGGGAGGTGTTTTGCGCGGTTGAGTTTGTCCAAGTAACTTGATAGTTAGCGGTTGAATCTTGGAATTTGTTGCCCATGGCATTCCTGATTAGATCAACCGCTTGTACGCGTGTTATTTATATTGTATCAGAAGCTTTCCATGTTGTCATGCAATAAACTTTCGCGTTCTGTGGCCTTCAATTCTCGTTCGGTAAGCATAGACTTTTGTTTGCCCAGGAGATAAAAGGCCCTATCTAGTTTCTTCTGACGTGCGACGAGAGTGGCTTCAAACTCGCGGGCGCGTTTCATGCGAATATTAGCCTCTAAAAGCAAATCCTCAGCCTTCTTAAGCTTCTCCTCAGCTTCGCCAAGCTTTTCGCCTGCCTCTATAGATATATCATGCGCCGGTTTGGACTTGTCCACGCTTTTCGGCCTCTTTCATGGCCTTGCGGACTTCTGCCGGAATCTTTTGCACACCTACTTGAATGCGGGCCGAGCCATTTTCAATAATGGCAACGCCGTGCAACGTACATCCGTACTTGTTAAGCCAATAGCCGATACGCTCGCCACAGTTTTTCTCATCCTGTTGGTCGGGTGTGAGTTCTGATTCTTGTGCTTTGATCTCTTCCATACTAAAACCTTTGCAAGATTCCTACTAATTGAGCTTTTGTATAATTAGTGCCGAATTTATAGTCAGGTGCCATATTCCGAATAAGATTAACTAGCTCGACCTTGGAGTACTTTTGCCAGTCCTCGGGAACGTTGAGGCTATCTTCGGGCGTTTCAGTATCGGCCTTAATGCGTTTTATGACATCTTCTGTCGATTCAACCGACGTTTTGTTGATTAAGCCAACGGGCGTAATAATACTGTCTTTGGTTATGCCGTCGCCTTCCGAAAGGTCAATGCCCGCTTGGCCCTTATTGTCGTAATTATCGCCGCCGATACCAGAGATTTGTGGCTTGTTCATATCTTCAAACTGCTTTAGCGTTTCTTCTCCCACGCTCTGCGGCCCGCTAAAGAAGTACGGTTCTTCTTTGATGATGATCTTTTTGATAATCTCAGGGCGCCGTATAGGGTCATTCCTCAGCATTTTTCCTTGTGAGTCACCCATTTTGCCAAGAATATGGTCAGCCAACTGCGTAGCGAAGTGCTCGCCCAAGAAACGAGGCATACGCGCCACTTCCCCAGGTTTAATACTGAATACCTGACCAGACCAGCGGACTTGGAACTTTTCGCCGTGCTCAAAAGAATAGACATGATCCCTAAAGCTTACTTTGATACGTCCGCTTTCGGGCTCACGCCACCGTTCAGAAACACGAACCGGCTCATATGTGGTATCGTAACAATCGGTGTCAATGTTTTTAATCCATAGGGTATCGTTCTCGTCGTTTCTTGGTTTTGGTGTTTCGATTTTTTCTAAACGTTCCTCGGGCTGACCCGAGTCAGTCTGTACCATGCCGTAGGTATCAGGGTGCATAAATTACGCCTCTAACTTATAACCTAACTATACCATTTTAGCTTAAGCATTTCAAGACACGCGCTGCATAGCAACGGTAACAACCATGCCTACTAGCCCAGTCATAGTTCCGCTCGGCACAAGGTTAAGCGAGTAACCAGCCGATGCCGTGGTCGGAGATGCGATAACAGTACCGTTCACGACCGTATTGGCCGTACCAGTCAACGCCATTCCGGCCGTAAGTTGGTTCGTCCCAGAACCAGGCGCCGTGCCAGATGCAGATAGCTCCACCTGAGCCGCAGCACTAGAGCCGCCGGCCGTCGTAAACCGTACAGAAGCACTTGTGACTTTCCAAGTTGTACTGTCGTTTGGAAACGTGTAAATCGGAACAGCTGCTGCAAAACCAGCAGCTGCAATAGCGTTACTGGTAATGTATTCGTTGGTCGGAATGGGCAAACCGTTTAGCTGAATAGTCTGACCAGTTGAAATGTTTAGACCGGCCGTGAATGTTACGAGCTTCTTAAAGTTGACGCCCGCGCTCCATCCAGGGAAATTGTCCTCAAAGTACATCATTTTCTACTCCTGCGATCTCAACCGTCACTTCAGGGTTTTGGGGACGGGATTCGTGTAAATCGCTCCCGTCCTCCTTTTCTAAAGTTTCGACTGTTACCTCTATGTTTGCCATTAGTCAATGCTCAACAGCATCGGTTTAGAGTTGGTAGCAATCACCGATTGCAGGCCAGCCTTACCGACCACGATTTGGGCTACTGCGGTGCTCCAGGTCGTCGATCGGCCAGTAACCGCACCGGCTGTGCCGCTGGATGCTACGAGTTCAGTACCAACCGCAACCGTTCCGTCTGCGATACATGGGGCAATGCCCTTTGTAGCTAGCCAGACACCGTAGTTAGTCGTGGCTGACACCATAGCCACACCGGCCGGTCGTGTAGTTTGGGATGATGCGGATGCAGCACTCTGAACTACGTTAATCCATTGGTTGTGCACCAGATCAACCGTATCACCTGTCGCTACGGAGTTCTGCAAGAAGTCGTAAAGCGTCAGCGTAAGACTTGCGCTGGAACTTGCGGCTGGGTTGTAGGAGATTCCGTAAGTCATGCCTTGGTTGTTGCCCGAGCTGAATATCAGCTGGCCCTCGTTGTACTCACCGGCAGTTGCGGCCGTAGCTCCCAGTGTAACGGTCAGGCTGTTTACGGTCGTAAAGTTGGTGACTGCGGAAGCCGGGTTGATTTCGTAGTGGTTGGCCTTCTCTGCCGGGGGTAGGTTCAGGGTACCGGCTACGAGGTTAGTTGAGCCGTTTACAATACCGTACCGAAATGAGCGGCCGTCTGCCAGGTCAACCTTCTCGCCAAGGTGATGCGTGTTGGCGTACTGGAACTGTGAGCCAGTGACAGGTCCTGTCACTGTACCGGCCTGTTGCTGCTGGTAGGGGTCAAACTCTTGTACTGTTGCGTTTCCTGCTAGATGCATTTCTTATACTCCTGTTACGCCGTACAGCAAACCGTTGCGGCGTGGCTGCCAGCTCATTAAGTTGCCGAGCAAGATAATATCTGCTACACCTGCGAATTGGTTGTACGGGGCTCGGAAGCCAGACCAGCCGAAACCGCTCCATTGGCTCATCGGATACTCAGAGTACAGACCTTCAACGGTGCTTGTGCCCATCTTGACCGAATTGTAGCCAAACAGGCCCTTCGGGTCCCAACCGTACCATTCAATCCAGTTTTCGTTCAGTAGGTAGACGTTACCGCTCGGGCATTTTTGGTCACGAACGATTGGTACGCCACGGTAGGTGATTGCTACGAATCCGCCCTTACCTACCAAACCTTGCTGTGGTGCGCGGGCGATAGGGCCGAGACCAACATTGTAGTAGCCAAGTTGTGAGTATTGTTCACGGATAGAGGGCGAGTAAAGCTGCTCCATGTAGTCCCAGGTGGTGTTGTTTGCCGCGCCCAGTGTTGGGGTGCTCATGTCTGAACCGTCAGAGATTGCAGAGTAGACTGTTGCCAGCTGCGGGAAGCTTACTGCACCGTTGGTAGCAGAGTTTCGCGTAGCTTTCAGCACCGGATAGGTGGTGCGTGACAAGTAACCGATGTAGGTTACGTTGGAGCCGTCGTCTACGATTGCGCCAAGACCAATAGGGTCTTTATTTGAGTTGCCGAGGCCAGTACCGTACAAGTAGCCGCCGAGAGCGTCAGAAAGCTCCATAGTTGCTTCGTCAAGAGTTTCCTTAACGAGGTCGGTGATTTGTAAGTCTTGGCTGTTCTGGTTAGCGACACCTTCCATGCCGTCAAGGGCGATAGGAATGCGTACGCCGCGCATGTCGTATGACATACGTACTTTCGTGACAAACTGAGATGCCACAAAGCTGTCCAAGCCAGCAAACGAGGTTGCGTAGCCAGACAGGGCGTATTTAATCGGCTTCTTGATGGACTCACCTTTGCCAGGCTTGCCACGACCAATCCAGCGAAGACCGACGATGTTGCTGTGGAACGAGTTGTCCGCTACTTTAGGTAGCAGGTAGTTTTGAGTTGTCGCAAGGACTGCTTCAGGGAAATACATGCGGTTTCCTTTGTTAGAGAAACCGCATATCCGCGTGTTAACTATATTTTAGTATAACTATAAAAGGATTGTCAACTAAAAGCCAGTATCGTTGTACGAGGTAGCAGGTACTGGGCCATAGCCCCGCATTTGGGCGAGTTGGATAAGCTCATCTGAACTCATACTATGTATTTCGGCGGAGCTTGGGCCGCTCCAGCCACTCGGTGCATGGCTTGAGCTGTTGCCGACTGGCGCAAACTTTCCGGGTAATGGTGCGACCGTACCCGTGGCGTCTTTATACGTCTTGGTCTGCGGGTCAAAAATCATGTTGCTTTTATGCATTTGGGCCAATGTATCGGCTACCTTGTCAAGTTCTGGCGTACCCATATGGGAAGCCGCGCCTAGAAGTTCACGACGAGTTGCAACACCAGGGTCATTATAATCGTTAGGATTACCGACAGGAGGAAGATATCCGCTTTTTTCCAGCGCATTAAGTTGTCGGTCAATGTCAGCCTCCAAGTCTGCCTCTTCTTTGGCGGTCAGCTGCCGCGCACGGTCTTCCGCTTGCCGCTGCTCTTTAAGTTCATGGTCGATACGCTCGTAAGCCATGTCTGAGCTACGTTTCATAAGCTCATCCCAACTCTTCGGCTGCCACTGGGTCTGTTGCTGTTGCTGCTGACGCTCTACAAGCTGCTGCTGGTTTTGACGTGCCTGTTCAAGCGTTTGCTGTATATCTTCTACGGGTTTAAAACGCTCTTCGAGCGTTGATTGCTGTTGCTCAAACCGCTTGTCCATCTCAGTGGTGATATCACTCTTGAGTTCTTTGATGGCCCGCAAAAGATCATCGTTATTTTGTGGTGCTACGTAGGGTTGGCCCTGTACTGGAGGCATGTTAAACCTTTCCTAACTTTCGATTGATTATATCCATTTTGGCTTTCTGCAAGTCGATTGGCGCCTGCTGATCGGCCTCGTCAAGGGATTGTACTAATTCGGCAACCGAGTTGCTCAATGTATCGGGCTGAAACGGCAAACCACGATATTTAATAGCGACAAATCCCGCTTGCTCAAATTCACTTAGGACTTTTCGCTTATAACGCTGCCACGCTTTGTGGTCATACCACTTACGCTTTATCCAGTTTATCACCCGCATTTTCGCGCCTCTGTTATATACATATATTTTACCATAAGTACTATAATAAGTCTATTCGGTCGACGCGCCGTACTGCTTAGCCTTATTACCGAGGACGCTCATTTTCTTGCCGAGTATCTTATCGGCCTTAGAATTAATACGCTTCTGCTGCTCTGGCGTAGCAAATCGCTTGGCGTAAGACTTGGCGACCGCTGCATGCTTGCGGTCTGGCATAGGGTAGCTGCCTGTGCCTTCTTTTTCCGGTAAACCCTGCTGTTTCTCGGGTACCGCTTTCTTTTGTGACTCAGATAGAACGCTCATTTTTAACTCCTGCCTTCTTACTCATTAAATTAACCTTTGCCTTCCGCATATCGTTGTATGTGCAGTCAGGCTTCAAGGTTTTAACGGTTTCCATTGAAGACTCCCGCTCTGCAATGACATCTTTAATCTTTTTGTTGTCTTTTACGTGGCCTTCCACATGATCTTTGTTGTAAGAGACTGATTTCGGGTTAGAATTGCCGGATATGGCCTGTTTATGGTCAGTGATTTTCTTATTATTAAGTTTCAGCTCCTGTTTTTTGAGCTTCAGCGTGTCTGTAAGGTGCTTCTTGGCCATTTTTATGTCCTCTGATGTAACTGGTGTCGGCCCATGATACGATTTCATGCTATTGTCCTCCTGGTAAAGCTGGTGGCGTAGCCGGCACTCCTGCCATTTGAGGCGTACCCACTACCGGCCCTTGGTTAAATGCCGAGCCCGGTGTATTTACTTGGAAGTTCTGGAAATTCTGGGAGAGTTGCTGTACGAAGTCGCGGAAATTCTTCTTAATATCTTGTGGTAGGCTCTGGAATTGGCCCGATCGTATGAAGCTGACAAACGCAGCAACGTACGTTTGGTCGAATTTGTCAGGTGGAGCAATGATAGTACCCTGCGTCATTTGGGTAATATCCTTTTGCGCCTGATCTGCGGCCTCAGTTTGGTCACCACCTGGCGTAAACGGCGGTTGCATGTTGCTTGTACTCTCAAGATCAATGCCCAGCTCCTTCAGGTATGATGCATAACCGTCGTTAGCTCCGTTCATAAATGCTATCCAACGGCGCACACGTTCCTTGGCGTTTGGTTTGTCCATATCCTCGAAGGCGGTGAGCGGGTCAATGGCCTTGCGGCTCATCATGTTTAGAGCATCGGCACGATTTGTTGCGGCGTCAACCGAATTAGCCTTAACATCTACCTCGATACCGTCGCGGAAATCTTTCTTGGTAAGCTCGCGGGTCATGATCGTACCCGATTCGCCAGTAAGCTTTATGAAGTGGGGCTCATCGTAGAACATTTTAGCCATTTGCATAGCCCAACCAGCCATTTCAAATATGACCCGCTCCACAACGATGTCTACCAAGTCATCAGAGGATGTAAGGTCGCCCTCGCGAGTAATTTGCTTGGCAATACCCGATTCGTCATTTGCAGCTTCTTGTCCTTTAATGGGGCCGTGGGTGTTAAAGATACCATCCATTCGCTGACCTGCGTAGGTGAGCAGATTAAATAGCTCAGGCGCAGGCGGATTAGCTTGTATCCAGGTCATCGCTTTGGATACGTCAGGCGCGTCAAGCCAGATAGACTCGTCAGGGTCGTTAGAAATGCGGCGTGCATCTTCTTTAGTAATAAGGTTGCCGAATACCTTTTTAGGAACTGCATTTGCAGATATCTCAACAATCTGTCTCCCTGTGCGGTTTACAAGACGCTGAGTTGGGATAGCCTGTTCAATAGCCGTCGTGTCATCATACGGGCTTTCGCCAAGGTTCTGATACGTAAGGAATATGTACGGCTTGCGCGGTATTTCGAAGTAGTTATAAAACCTCGTTTCAGAATCGAGTGTGGCCGTTGTCTTGTAGCTCCCGTCCTTTTCGACGCGAGGCTTGTACACTTTATAGCCCTCCCAATCGTAATAGGGATTTCGCTGCTGTCCTAGGATGAGTGTTTGGTAAAGCCAGACCGTGCCCTCGTATGTCTGGCCATTCTTGTAGTAGCGGAGCCACCACTCTTCGTATTTAAGCTTTGAGGGGCGACCGAGGCCATTAATGGCGCTTAGTTCGATCATTTGCTTAAGTTGGGTCGCCTTGTTTGGGAACTTGGCATAGATCATTTCAACAGGCTCCTCGAGAATTTCGCCGATAAATTCCATGTTATCGGCGGTGTAGCCATCGTCGGGATAAATGGCGGTGGGGTCTAGGATAAGCCTTGACGGATTGACAAGATAGTAAGTAAAGTCACCGTTTCCGCTAGACAGATTAGGATTCCAAATACATTTAACTGCTGCCGTAAAGTTAATCTCTCGTTGGCGTAGCCCATTCTTAAGCATACGTTGGGTGACTTTGTTACCGACTTTCTTGCGCAGGAATTGCTCGACGACGTTAGCTGATTCAAGCGCTAGGTTATTGTCATCGTGGGCCGTGACTATGATATCTGGCATACGTTGCGACGCCAGCTTGAAACGTGTTTCGGCATTCTCGTAAATCATTGGGTCAATGTAGCCCGAGTAGTAGGCCTCATCCGGCATACCCGTATCCTGCGAATAGTGCCTGCCGCGCCAATAGTCACGGTTCCGAGCACGGCGCTCATCCCATTTAACCGTTGAGTCGCGAAAGTCCCGGGCGGCCTGGCGCTTTTGTTGGATAAGGGAATACATATCAGCGTCAGATAGTGGTAGCTGATAGCGCGGTGTAAAGTCGGTAACTTCATCATTTCGTGCCGTATTGAATGACGGCACCTCTGGATAGAAGTCAATAGGAGTAATGATCGGGTCCATGGATTACCTCATAATCACGTAAATAGCGTGACAATTCACCCTGTACCCGTCTACTCGGTATCTATGCGAACATTGTATCTCTTCTAGCGGAACAGGGCTAGTGCGAAAAAGCTCACTCCCAGTGCCAGTGCTCTTAACCTCAGATGTGGCGTCCACTGGCAACACGAACTTCAGGTGATCATAGTAGCCAAACACGGTACCTCCGCAGACAGAGCATTTAAATTTTTTCAGTATACCGTCGCTATTGCTGTCTAGCCCGATGGTAATCACTGGGATGCTATTGTCTTTGCGGAGGTGTGCTGGCACCAACATGCTACTTACTCATAAGGTGGACTAAGTAAGCCGCAAAACCTGCTACAGATGCAGCGATACTTCCAAGCTTGACCGTCGAACTGACGGTTTGGAAGTAAGATAGCCATACCATAGCCTGCAAGAAGGCGTGATACCAAAAGGCAGGGCTTGTATAGTGCTGTTTGATACTAGTTGCTGCCTTCTCGACATCTTGAACCAAAACATTAGGCTGCACCACTACGCTATTGTCTGGCATTGGTGTGACACCTGGCACGAATACTATAGGGGCTTGGGCAACTTCTTTGTTTTCGAGCGTACTGGGATTCTTTGGCGGCTCTAATTCGATAGGTTTATTAGGCTGCATTGCTCGTTACCTCTGGAGCTACTGCGATCGGGTCAGGGGCCGGAGTTACAGGATTCGGGTCTTGGGGCGGTACTGGAGCGGTGCCGACCGGAGTGTTGGCTACGCTATCTGGTACTTCTGGGGATTCGACAGGAACGGTTGCTTGCACTTCGTCTTCTACTTCCGGTGGCTCGGCCTGATTCTGCTCAGCCGGTGTACCCTCAACTTGAGCAACCACGCCATGCAAGAAATCTACTAATACGTCAACTGCCTCGTGTACTTTTACTCTTAAATCGTCCATTGTATTCTCCTTTACTTAACTCTTACGTGCTCACCTGGATAGATGAGATTAATATCCGAAATCTGTGGATTCAGATCACGGAATGCCTGGTAGCCATTGTCAATACTGATTCCGTTCTGCTCACAGATACCGTAAACCGTGTCCCCGGGCTGTACGGTGTAATATTCTGGAACCGATACGCTTACCGGACGCAGCCAGCCAAGACATGGCCGGAAATGCCACGGGTAGGTGGTTACGTTTACCGGGCTACCGAAGTAGGGTGCGTTCTGCTGGACAAGCGTGTAGCCAGCTGAAGAGGCACCATCACAAACACCCGTATGTCCGTACGGGTTGTCGTATGCGTCCGAATATCCAGCCGACGGGGTGGAGTCGAAAACCATAATGTCGCCTTGCTGTGGCAACTGATTGGGGTCGTTGTGATCGTTTTCGATCGCTACCAAATAGTGAGTGTTATTGTCAGTCAACAGCTGCTTAGCAGATTCGACCGGCGCAAATACTGATTCCCAATTAACCCCTGGGAAAAGGGCGGCCGTATAGCTTTGGTCGTTATTGACAACCACGGCCGCACACTGGCCATCGCCCAGGACTTTGCCCAAGACGCTTGCTTTCCATCCCTGATAATCCATTCTTGCTCCTTATGCTTATTATATAACAATTATGCTTTAAAAACTACTTCAGTTTCTGATTAATTTCATCAACTGTTGTAGCGACATGGGTGAGGGCTTGATGCATGGCGCTATCCGACGCATCTTTGGCCTCTTGCTGTTGGTTTTGACCAACCATAATAACAGGTAACAGTACGAGCTGAATAACAGTCTGCGCGATATATGTGACCCACGTAATGAGGTCGTGGCTCTTTATAACGGGCGGAAGCATTAACAGGTCGAGCAGTACGAAGACATAGGCACACCACATCGTACCGACCTTGTTTGTAATCTTGAGACCAAGCCAGTTATTGAACTTGGCAACTCCTTGCTTTTCCTTGAGGAAGAAGCTCGGGTGTTTTACTTTTGGATGGGAATTTGGCATACGGCAAATACACTTAGAGTACTGCCGTTTAACACGAGTACCTTTATTATATCATATTACCTAGATACCGGGCGACGCTCCGGCATGGACTGATAGTGTTTCACCGCGTCCATGATATCAGGTGGCAATATAGAGCCATCAGGTAGCGCATGGAAGCGAACTGGCTGCAAATAAGGCGCATCACTCTGCCGTATGCCGCTGGAATGTCCAAAGCTTGGTACTTCCATCATTAAAGCCTCTGTTAGGGCGTCGTACCCGTGGTCAGGCCCTTCGGTGTCAATGTCTTCTGGGTCGGTATCGTCGTTAATAAGCTCAGGTATGGAACTGGCCAGTTGTCCACAGTTAGGATGAATCTGTAGGTAAGGCCTACCGTCTGCCGCATCGCCCAAAACAGAGTGCATAATTGCCTTGCGCATATGCCGTGCTCCTTTCTTAAGCGTGGTGGCGGGTCTAACGTTCATGCCGCCCTCACGATGAAATATGTTTGCGATGCTCTCGCCCATCTCTTTGTTGAAGCAGTCGTGCGGTAGCCACATATCCCGAACACCATCAATCTTGGATATCATTTTGAGCTGCCTAGCCCACTCTTTCGGGTCAGTTTGGGTAAGCCACAGCTCACGATAAACGTATACACGTGAGACACCGTACTTATTTTCTGGAGTGACAGCAATCCACACCGCAACACCTGGGGCATGATATCCCCAGTCAAAGCCTATGAACTTTTTGCATTCCCTAAGCGGATAGTCAAAGCGCGGCGTGACATGCATAAGCCTATTCCACTCACGGAAGGCTTGGCCGGCAATGATATTCCAGTCTCCTAGACGCCATGCCTTCCATAGATCAGGGTCAGTTTCTTTCAGGGCTTCGAGTTGTCGTACATAGTCAGGGTCGCTTTGTTTCAATGCGGGGTTGTCGTCAATGGTGGCGGGGATGTATACACGGCGCAAACCAAAGTTATCAGTGGTAATTTGGTAGTATGGCGCGAAGTCAACAAATCGTTTACGCACCCAGGTGTGCCCGACACCGCCTGGGTTGGTAGTAGCAAACATTTGGGCTGGTAGGCCTGGCACGGTTGAACGATTGGAGCTTTTAAGCTGTAAATATCTAAGCTCATCTGGTATCTGGGTCAACTCCTCAATAAGCATACGCTGGTATTCGTGGCCCTGGTATTTGGTGTAGGCGTCTTTGTCTTTCAGGTGGCCAGTAAGAATCTTGGCGCCACTTGGAAAGGTAAGCTCCCAAGGCCTGTATGCAATGTGCACTCCCAATCCTTGGTACATTCGTGCCGCACGGTCAACCCAGTCCTTTAGGTCATCCGAGTTCTTGCGTACGACTAGAGCACGGTAGCGGGGATTTTTGACATGCTCAGCAAGCCATATCTGGCCTGTATCTGTTTTACCACCACCTCGGGCACCACCAAACAGTATTTCATTGACCGAGTCCGGCACTTGAAGCGCCATTGTTTGTGGACCGGCTTGTGCCTTCCAAATCACTCATTTCCGTTTCCATTACCTCGACCGCTTCACGCGCCTTCAAACGTAGTATCTCACCTTGCTGGTTAAAATCCTCCAGCGTAGCCTTTTCAGGCTTGTAAATATGCACGACCTCTACTTTATGCTCTTCCTCAAGCTTAATGGCTATGCCGTAACCATACTTGCCAAGCCAGTCGGCCCATTTATGCCCATTCTTGTCGTCGTGAATGGCCCGGTGAATGGCTACATGGATTAGAGCTTTGATTGGCGCACCTTTATATTCGATGAGGCCACGCTTGGAGTCGAGCAGGTTAGTTTCAAAGTTCTCATCCTCCATCAACATTCTAATCCAGGTAGAAATGCTCTTAGAGCCTTTAGGACGGCCGTTTGGGTTGAGTACCTGACCGGCTACCACTGGTGTAAGATTTGCTGCTGCGTTGGGGTTGTTTGCCATGATTTTTATATCACAATAAATTATGCTTCTGGGTTATAGATGGCTTGGTACATATAATCAAATTGAAGTCTCTATAACTCATTGCACAATCTTCCCTCCAAATGGTCAAATTCATGTTGGAACACAACCGCATCCCTACCTTCCAATAGTTCGCGTCGTAATCTACGTGCTTCATCTGTCCACGTAGCCAAAATCGTGTCATAGCGCTTTGGGTGGTAGGTATCGGGCAGGCTTAAGCATCCCTCAGCGCTATCAACCAGTTTCGGGCCATGCGCCGTAAAGCTGGGGTTGATAAACACTATGCCATACATAGCAAACATACGCTTTGGAATGCCAATCTGGGGCGCGGCCAATCCTACTACGAGGGTGTCTTTGGCCTTTTTGGATACTTCCTGATAAGCGTCGCGCAATGTTTTAGCGATACGCTTTGCCTCGGGGAAGGTGACGGGCTCGCATCTGGCGTGCAAGGCATCGTGTGGGTCTTGTAAGATCATGCCTCATCCTTCAAAAACTTGGCCATCGCCTTTTCTGAGCTTCCGGAATAAATGGTATCGGCTTTGAACTCGTCGCGCTGTCTCTCTCGCTTGGCTTCGTTCTTAGCAATAGCGTCAGGCATTTTACTGTAGCCATCCTTTTTTAGCTGGTCGCCACTGAAGAAATCTTTAACCTTGTCGGGGTAGAGCTTAACGAAGTCAGGATTTACAACCTCGCGGTGCTTTGTCTTATCGTAGGAGTGGGGAAGTACCATATCTCCCTCGTGCCTGGATTGCTGGCGTCTTATGCGCCATGAGGTACGAGTGAGTATGCCATCCGTCTTATTCTTGCTGACGATAGACATAGACGAACAGTTTTCGCACCGCTCACCTCGTTCATCAGAGAATATGTGCGAGGCTTTTTGATTGCATCTTGCGCATACCATCTCATAGCTCGCCGTGATCGTGGGTAAATTTCTCAACCTGGCTTTGTAACTCTTGCTGGGCTTTTAAAATCAGTGGTTCGAAGTTCTTTAAAAACTGCTCGCCACTCGCTGGGTCAATAGAATGCAGGTTGGCGGCAATCGTGGTTACAATAAGCAACCTATGCAATAAGAACTCTGTCTTGTTCTCAATATTGCCTAGCTCTTTCAGTCCGTTAGGGCCGAAACGTTCCATCAGTTCCTTCATATCGTCAGAAATCATTTTGATGGCTCCTTAAGTTCCAACGTGTAGCCAAGACCCTGTAATGCCCGGAGTATCATGTGTGCGCTATTGCTCTGCGTACCCGAACTGTTTGGCATCTCCACATAGCGGAGGGCCTGCCTGCTTACATTAATCTCACGCTCGAGACCATTAATAGTTTTGCCTGATTCCCTGCGTTTTTCAATATAAAAATCGCGGAGACGCTTACCATCGGCACCTACTACAAAATCACCAATTTCTTTGTCGTATTTTAACCTCATCTCTATTATTATAGCATAAGCAGTGACAAAACACTACACTTGACATAATACTTCCGGATTGATATCATAAGAATGTTCAAACGCTCATTTGACCCCAATAAGACATGTGAAATTGTCTTTTTTGGGGTCTTTTTTGATCTCTATTAAACACTTACACAACACGTTATTGGCTAGCGATAGTCCTGCTCACAATACATCGAACAGGGTAACCATCACTTCGATTACAGTGCCAACGGACAACCGAGCTTAGGTTGTCCCTACCCGCACTGTAATCGAGGGTAGAAGTGATACTAAGGAAGGGGCCAAAAGACGATTGCTGTGGCCGGAGTTGTACGCACTCCTTACCAAAAAAGACGTAGACCCGAAAAAGCTAGGGTCATGGCTACAGTAGATGATGCGCCTTAGAGACGTTGCTTCATGTTGTGTTGGTCAGAGGGTACCGTTCCGCTCCACCTAAAGCGGGGAGCACTGCTGTGCACAAAAATACATAATAACTCAGGAACCTAAAAACAATCTAAACAAACACCGTGATATCGATCATGTTGAAAGGGGAAATATAAGGCGAATATACTCAATAGCGAACACAAGACGGGAGAAATCATGACAATTAGTGAGGCGTTTCGCCTGTATGACCTTTATGGGCTACAGGCTAATAATTTTGCACCCAAAACGCAGGCGAACTATCGAACGGCGTGCAATTCATTAATACGTAATATAGGCGATGCGCCTATAGAACTCCTAACCGAAGACGCCGTTATACGCTGGAAAGTTATTTTGCAGCAAGAGGGAAAGTCCGCAAATTATATCTACTCGTGCGTCAAATGCTTATGCAAAGTGCTTCGTTATTGCAGACAGCAGGGCAGGGCAGTAATTAATCCTGACTCGATTGATGTTCCGCGCCGCAAACGCAAGACCAATCATACATATCTAACAGTCGAGGAAATAGAAAAGACCGTCGCTGCAACCAGAAACCCTCGCGACAAGGCTATTGTAAGCGCCTTATTCCACACCGGAAGCCGTATCAGCGCGCTCCTGAGCGTAGACCGGGAGTATTACGAATACGCACCAGCTACGGAACACGGCAATAAGGAGCTCTGGGTCGAGGACAAGGCCGGAAACAAGTCAAGGCTCTATTTTAATACCACCGTTCAGGCGCATATTGATGCTTATCTAGCCACGCGTCACGATCAGCTACGCCCCCTCTTCACTTCGTCACAGGGAAAACGCATAACCGTATCCAGAGTTGAGCAGATATTGCACGAGCTTGAGGAGGTAACGGGAATCCGCAAGAACATCACGCCGCACGTCTACCGGCACTCGTATGCATCGGATATTATCTACAATGGGGGCAGCCTCAAATCTCTTCAGGTGCTCATGAATCACGCCAGCATACAGGTTACGGGCGACATATATTCTCACCTGGAAAACAGGGAAGAAGAAGTGTTTATGCGCTATCATAGTCATTAGGGCTACGGCCCCCGAATGCAAGGTCATATATGTGGATAACTTTTACTAAAAAGTACTTGCATTTTAGTGCGTGGTGATGATATTCTTCACTTAGAACTTTGACAATTTGCTCCATCCACTCAACGTCCCAGTAGGCGTAAAGAGTTGCCGGAAGGGTAAAAAGATTCAGACCTTGCATTCGGGGGTTCGAATCCCTCCACCCCAGCCAAGCATAACTCTCACCTCCTACTGAAACGGTAGGAGGTTTTTATATGCTTGGCGTCAGTGTCCCTCACGTCAAAGCGTGGGGGTTTTCTTATGTTGGGGTCAAATGAGCGTTTGAACTCAACACCGGGGAAACCCGCCTCCTCCTCAAGTGAAGCGTCGTAGAGCCTACGGGATACGAACTCAGTAGCGCGAGGATTTATGGGTGTGGTGGAGACGACACTTGGCTAGCCTATTCCCCGTGGTGAGGGTACGGCTTCACAGTCAACTCCTGCGAGGTGATAGGTTCCGGCTGGTACCCTACACCTTTAACAGACCGACGCCTAACTGATGGCGCGTACGCAATATCGGCACACTGCGGGGAATAGGCTAGCCAAAATACCAGGCAGGTCAGCCGTTGGATGATTCCAATGGCAAACAAAGGGAAATGAGACGCTAAAAGACTAGTCGGCGTCCGGATACGTGCAATTCGTATCTGAGCCCCGGAAAATCCAACGGCTGACCTGCCTGCTCTGGGGACAACATCGGGCTTGTGCGAGACTTGCCCGATGCCCTGGAAGAACCTTAACAATCTACTCGGAAACAAACACAACAAATAAGAAAGGATTTTACTATGTTAGTAAAAAATCAATCAAAGTACGAAGATTCAAAAGAACTAAGCAAACCCACTAAATCAGGCATCAGGATTATTTCGGAGATGTCCACGACACGGATTCTGTGGTTTGTAGCTTGTAAGCACAGCTCAGGTTTAAAGACCCTAGCTATTATCGGCCTTGTTTCATACATAGCGTATGACAAGGTTGTGAAGATTTTTGTATAGGAGGTAAATACGTGCAGATATATTGCACCGGTTGTAAGGTGGACGTCGAGGCTCGTCTTACTGACGGGAAAGAACGGTATCCGCACAGACCAGATTTGTATGACCTACCTTTTTGGAAATGTGACGGATGCGGCAACTATGTTGGTTGTCATCACAAAACCAACAATCCAACTAAGCCGCTTGGCTGTATAGCAACCAGGGAGATATTGGAAGCTCGCAAGAAGATACATGCCTTGCTTGACCCGTTGTGGAAAAACGGCAAGATCAAACGTGGGCAAGCCTACTCTTACGTAAGCAATCGGATAGGCTACCAATACCATAATGGCGAGATCAAAACCATTGAAGAGGCACGGACGATTTATCAGATCGTAGCTCAGCTACACAACGACCTGATAGCCAAGTAAGCGAGCCGGGTAATACAATCCGGCTCTTAGGATTGAAGGCAGCCGGAGGGGGCAGGCAGCGATACTAGTTGGGAGCAAGCACCCCCGCCGTTTGTCTTCAAGTAAGTAACTTTAACTAAGAGGAGAATCATATGCTGCTAAAACCAGCAAAGAATCAAACCGCTTATCTAAAGGCCGGTATACTAGGCTTTCAAGGTAGTGGTAAGACATACACCGCCTCGCGGATTGCCGCAGGCATAGCAAAACTAGATCAGGGGAAAAACCAGAAAATAGCCTTTTTCGACACCGAAAAGGGTTCGGACTTCCTGGTCAAGTACTTCCAAGAACAAAATATTCAGCTGGATAGCGTAAAATCTCGCTCGTTCAAAGACCTGCTCGCATTCATGAAGGAGGTGGAGCAAGAGGGGTACAGCGTCGCAATCATTGACTCTATATCGCATGTCTGGCGCGAGCTGACAACGAGCTATGAAAATAGGTTGCGCCGCAGCAACGGTTTGCTATTCCAGGATTGGGGCAAAGTTAAAACTGAGTGGCAGCAGTTCACAGACGCCTTCATTAACAGCAAAATTCACGTCATCGTACTCGGACGCGCCGGTTACGAATACGATATGTCCGAAGATGAATCAGGTAAAAAGGAACTACTTAAGACAGGCGTCAAAATGAAGGCGGAAGGCGAATTTGGCTACGAGTCAGACTTACTACTCGAAATGGAGCGTATACGAAAGGACGACGACAAGGGCTGGATAAACCGTTGCTACGTCCTGAAAGATCGCACCGACACCATGAATGGTAAAGCCATCGACTATCCAAAATTTGAAAACTTCATGACGGTCATTTCGTCCTTGAACATCGGTGGTGAACATGTCGGCGTGGACACTAGCCGAAACTCCGAGGACATGTTCGAAAGCCCGGACTACTCGCTTTCGGAGCGCCGTAAGCAGCGTGACATTGCCCTTGAAGAGCTTCAAGAACTTCTAGTAGAGCATGACCTGGCGGGTAACGCCGCCGCCGTACAAAAGAAACGTATAGAAGTGCTTAAAGAAGTATTTGGTACCAGCGCAAAGACCTACATTGAAAATATGCCAGCTGAACGCATCCGCGAAGGTATTGAGCTGATCAAGGCTATGTTTACCTCGGTTAGTAGTGAGGACGTAAGAGCATTTGAGAACGGAGAAATCGCGTATTAGGAGGTGAAATGGCGAAGCCATGTAAGCACTGCGGAATGAGTGGACATAGCACAATGGCATGTTGGACGAATCCGCGCCCAGCCCTCGCAAGGCACCGTCACATTAAGAAAATCGGTAAGGTCGGCCAGAAGTGGCTTAAATGGAGAGCGCAGTGGTTCAAGGAGAATCCGCCTGACAATGACGGATTCTACACATGCTACCTATGCGGTGACAAATTAACGCCCAGGGAAACAACGCTTGACCATGTCCTGCCACGGTCACACCGCCCCGATCTGCGATTTGATGCCAGCAACATAAAGCCGTGCTGTTGGAAATGCAATATGGATAAAGGCTCAAGAGTTCTAGAGGAGATATCATGAAGTTCGATTTATGGTACGAACCGTTGCAAAGCGAACCAAGACCAAAGCGCGTACACATTGCTGTACACCCAAGAGGTTTGCCAAAAGTAGTAATTGTACATAAAAAATCATGACCGATATAGCCCTGGAGGATGCCATGAAAAGCCACGCAATAAAAAGTCTTCTTAGACCAAGAAGTATTCCAAAAAACTATCGGCGGCAAAAACTAGAGGTGCTGTGGAATAGACAGTTTTCGGTAAAACGTTATCCGGTTCCGTCCCTCATTTACGCCATCCCATCAATAAAAGACTGACCACAGAAAGAGAATAAAATGTACGACTTCAAAACCTTAGCAGAAACACTGGGCGACTTCAATAGCATACTGAAGCATACCGTATCAAAAGCTGTTAAGGTTTTGGTGATTTTATTCGGACTATACCTGTTTGTAAGCTTCGTAGCCGCTGCACTCGGTATGTACTGGCTTTTTGGTATCTGGTACTTCGTGGTTGGGGGGATTCAATGATAATTCCCAATTAATATTCATAACGGCGCGAGCAATAATTCTAATACTTGAAAGGTAAATCATGAATCTTAAATTTAAACTCACCGACGAAACAAAAATCAACTTCCTAGGTAAAAAGCTCTTTCGCATTGAGGCAACCGCAGATTTCGGTTCTGTCAAAAAGGGCGATAAGGGCGGTTGGGTAGAGAGTGAAAGATTAAGCAACGGCAATGCTCGGGTGTTCGGCAATGCTTGGGTGTCCGGCGATGCTGAGGTGTCCGGCGATGCTTGGGTGTCCGGCGATGCTGAGGTGTCCGGCGATGCTCGGGTGTCCGGCGATGCTGAGGTGTCCGGCAATGCTCGGGTGTTCGGCGATGCTGAGGTGTCCGGCAATGCTCGGGTGTTCGGCGATGCTGAGGTGTCCGGCAATGCTCGGGTGTTCGGCAATGCTTGGGTGTCCGGCAATGCTCGGGTGTCCGGCAATGCTTGGGTGTTCGGCGATGCTTGGGTGTTCGGCAATGCTCGGGTGTTCGGCAATGCTTGGGTGTCCGGCAATGCTCGGGTGTTCGGCGATGCTGAGGTGTCCGGCAATGCTCGGGTGTCCGGCGATGCTGAGGTGTCCGGCGATGCTGAGGTGTTCGGCAATGCTTGGGTGTTCGGCGATGCTCGGGTGTCCGGCGATGCTGAGGTGTCCGGCGATGCTGAGGTGTCCGGCAATGCTCGGGTGTTCGGCGATGCTGAGGTGTCCGGCAATGCTGAGGTGTCCGGCAATGCTGAGGTGTCCGGCAATGCTCGGGTGTTCGGCAATGCTTGGGTGTTCGGCAATGCTGAGGTGTCCGGCAATGCTCGGGTGTTCGGCAATGCTGAGGTGTCCGGCAATGCTCGGGTGTTCGGCAATGCCCTATCGATTAAAGCAGACGTATGGGAAATTCTGCTGCATGCTATACCTGAGATTCCGGCACTACGTCAGGCAGTTATCGACGGTAAAGTCGATGGTTCGGTATACGAAGGCGAATGCGCCTGCCTATGCGGAACGATTGCAAACGTACGGAAATGTGACTACAAAGAACTAGAGGGTATCGAACCGGATTCTCAGCGACCTGCTGAAGCTTACTTTATGGGTATTAGTAAGGGAGACACACCTGAAACAAATCCCATAGCTAAAGAGGTTTTGGGCTGGATTGACGAGTTGATGGTGCTTCTTGGTATTGAAAAGAAGTAGTGCTGAATTATGTCGATCTACCCCCAAATAGAATCCACCACCACCTGGCTCGTTCCCCGAAACGAATCTGATCCTGAAGGCGAAGAGTTACGGGCTATGGTGGTCGGGCACATTGTTGGTATTCTGCGCGATGAACTGCGCCAGCAACTACCGCCAGAACAGTTTGAAAGCATTAGAGAGTTATTTGTAATTGAAAGGCCGTTGGGCCAGTAAGGAGCGTGAGGTGACCGATAAACGAGTGACTTTAACAAAAGATGATGTAGAGCTTATTGTGGCTGCGCTGCGGGCTTTGCATGACAAAAGTATTTCAAGCCCTTTAAATTATCCAGAGAACGCTTTGGCATCGAAACAGCGAATAAACGCAATAGGCGCAAAGATTGGCTTCGATGGAAAGGTGCGGGTATGACCCAAGAGCAACAACGCACCCGCCTAGAAAACACCTTCCCCCTAAACACCTTTCGTGGAGAGACGAAACGGCAGTTAGTGGAGTTTATGCTGGGGGAGATACGTGCCGCCGAAAGTCGCATGGGAGATGCAGTTATCGAACGTATGCATCAGGCGAACTATCAGTGGGAAAAGGCCGAATCCCTTATCCAGGGTTATGAACTACAGAAGGAAAAGAACATACACAATCTGAAGGCGCTTAAGGCCAATAAACCAAGTGAGGGCAAATAACTATGGAAATGCCAACACCATGCCCGACTTGCACACGAATAGTTGAGCTTAACGATATGAATACTTGCAGTAATTGTAGGGAGCTGTTCTGTGACAAATGCCTCGGAAGCCCCTGGGAATATTGCGATGTCTGTGTGGATGAAGAAAACATCATAGAGGATGAATAACTAATACTGGAGGATGATATGACTAAAACCGTAGAAAAAATCCGCAAGCTAAGCCAAGAAGCGGCTGCAAAGAAAATTCAGGAAGAGCACGATCGTATACAATGGAGAAAAGACTAAAGGAGAACTAAATATGTACGACGCAAGTACTAAACAGTTAATCGGCAAGACCGTAAAGCATATATTTCTAAACGAAGAATACTTAAAGTTCGTCACCGACGGTGGTAACTTCGTATTCACTGTCGAAGGCGATTGTTGTTCACACAGCTATTTCTACGATTTCATAGGGGTTAAGAAGCTCCTTGCTGGTAATCCTATTACTTCATTCGAGTCTGTAGAATTGTCAGAGGATGACCCGCGAGCTAAGGTCAAACCCGATGAGTATGAAGAGATCGAATGTTACGGCTACCGTATTACAACTGAAGACCCTAAATTTGGTGAGGTAAGCTCTGTCTTTTCATTCCGCAACTCAAGCAATGGCTACTATGGTGGCTGGATGCGAGACACTAGCCCTAATACATCCGTAGAACCCGAGATAACTGATGACGTCCTAGAGGTCGAGGCCAGCAATGAATGATACAGAACAAAACCAAGGCGTAACACCAGATCACTTACGTGACTTCGGTACTCAGCCCACCCACCCAGTAGATGGGGAGCTGCGCGACAAGATATGCTCTAAAATAACTGGGTTAAAATATAATGAACTGTCTGGTGGAGATCGTGATCATATTGATGGGCTTATGCAACTCTTCGCCGCCCACCTCCAAGCTGCTGTACAAGCCGCTGAAGATGAGCTAATCGACAACCTAGATGACATCGCCAATAAACCTTGGCGCGCCATTCGCTATCTTGCTGAAAAGTTTGAATCATTGCCAGGTGAATATAATGCTGAATGCGCGGGTGAGTACCGTAAACTTGAGGCATTTTACTGCAACGGCGGCGCTAAAAAGATTGACGAGATGCTCGCTGATCCAAGTTTTAATGTAAATCATCCAGAATTGCTCCAGCAACTCAAGAAAGGTACCCGCGATGAGTAAGATAAAAGATGCAACCGATGTTGACGGTAGCTTTTACCGCCATATGTTTATGTGTCCAGGCTGCAATGAATACCACGGTGTAGATAATACTTGGGAGTTCAACGGCAACTACGAGCACCCGACGCTTAGTCCCTCTGTACTCGTTGAATGGATAGAAGCAGGTACAAATAAGCGCTGCCATTCGTTTGTACGTGAGGGTCGCATTGAGTTTCTAGGCGATTGTACCCATGGCTTTGCAGGGTCAACGGTTGATCTGCCAGAGGTTGAGTCATGACCAAACAAGAAAAAGTAGCAGCCTGGATGGCCTCACTCGGCTTTGTTAAAGGCCAGCACTACTTCACCCGTAAAGATTCGGAGATGGATATTTCTGACGATGAGGCCACTTTCTTTTACGACGTAACTAACGCGGCGCGCCTGGATGAACTCAACGCCGTCGCTTTAGATAACTACCGAGGCCAAACCTTTAGTGACAGTACCAACTGGAAAGGTAAGTTGCAAAAGTTTATCGATAACAACGAACGGCGTCTGCGCCACCTCAAACAGGAAGGAAAGACACAATGAATAAAAAATATCAAATAATCTATGCTGACCCGCCATGGAACTACACTGTTTTTAAAAGCTTGCACGGCGGTAGAGCACAAAATCAACAATACAAAACAATGCGTAGTGTTGACATATACAACTTGCCCGTTAGTTCAATTAGTGCAGATGACGCAACCCTTTTCCTGTGGGCGACCTATCCTATGCTGCCTGAAGCCTTGTACACCCTAAAGGCCTGGGGGTTTGAGTATAAAACCGTAGCCTTCACGTGGGTAAAGACAAATAAAAAATCAGGTACACCCTTCTTCGGCATGGGACAGTGGACGCGAACTAACGCAGAAATATGCTTGCTTGGCGTTAAGGGGAATCCTAAGCGTTGCGATGCTTCTGTGGCACAAGTTGTCATGTCGCCAATCGAGGAACATTCAAAAAAACCTGGGGAAGTGCGTGACAGAATAGTAAGGCTCATGGGCGATGTACCGCGTGTTGAACTATTTGCACGCCAAGAATCAGGTGGCTGGGATAATTGGGGTAATGAGTTAGCACAGGATGTGGAACTTACGCCCCAAACCGTATTTGGAGAAAAAACCAATGGATGATGAAGGATTACGTAAGCAGATTGAGTTTCAGGTTACAGCAGAGCATGGTTTGTGTGCCCCCTCGCTTCTGGACGCTATTATGGCGCTCATTAAGCAGGATAGGGAGAACCGAAAAGACGTGGTTAACCGTTTTGAGGTAATTAAATTTCTACCAGACGGAAAAACCAGTGAAATTGCCATTGGGGAAGACCAGCCATTTAATGTCACCTACAACTTGCAGGATGATGGCAGAACTCTAAAAGTTTTTCTTCAAGACATCGCTCCTACCAATAGCGAGGTAAAACAATGAACGCACCAAGCCTTGAACTTTGCAAAGAGCTATATAACCTCTCTGGGTGGGACAAGACGTATCTTGTCTGGGCAGTCGCAAATGAGGGCGACTATGCACCCTGGCTACGTCCGGGAGTAGGCAACAATAGTGCATATACCGAACTTCCTGCTTACGATCTTGGCTACTTGCTACGGAAAATACAGGTAGCCTTTGGTGTGTCCATAAAGTATGTAGATCCCGACAATCCAACTGCTACAGATCTAAAAGACTGGTATGGCCGCTGGGTTTGCTATACCCCTTGGCTCAAGCAGAAGCACTACGCATACGCTACTACTCCCGAAGATGCCGCCGCGAAACTTGCTATTGAACTACTTAAAGTTGAAGTGCTAACCAAGGATCAAAACTAATGCAGGAGTTAAGACAATGAGCGTCCCAAAACGTTATGAGATAGAAAAGATAACCGACATCTTCCAAATACCAGAAGAGAGCATTGACGATTTTCTGGTTGATCTTAAGTCTTTTTATCACTTCGGAAATCATATGGGCATGCTTATAGACAGTGTTGCCGAAGTGGGAGGGCTAAAAACCCAGACGGTGACTAAGAAAATGACTTGGATAGACGATAGTAAGCACGACGCCAAGATTTACATTAAGCCAGAGGCGGGCGGCTATATTAAGACTAATAAGGAGACAGGCCATGACCATTGAATTCATAAACGAGGTGGTTAGACTGACTAAGCAAAACCCAGAGCATGTTTTGAATATTGTTATTGAGCGAGTGATCGCCAATGACATAGACCTAAAGCTCAAGGCCCAGCTGATGCTCGTACTTGTAAGACTTCAGGAGCTGAAGGAGTTGGGACAGAATGATGACTAACCAACAATCCAATATCGCCAACGCTCCGCTTCGAGCCAAACCAGAGGTGATTAAAATGTGGGCTGGCCGCACAAAATGCTGGATGTGCAAGCACAGGTTTGAGAAACCAGTTATCCTGCCTGTCGAAATTCCGACGCCCGGGAAGCTTCAGCCAAACTACAACACTGAGGTACTTTTTCACCTGCAAGGTACGCATGGTGTTCCACCTGAGGCAGTAACGAAGATGATATTTAATAGTATCTACTGCATTGAAAATACAATGCAGTCAGTCTATGGAGAGAAGTTGTGAGCGACCAACAATCCAATAGTAGCGAAAGCAAAAATCTTGATGCAATTTTATTCGCTTACGGTGCGCAATGCAGGATTAAGTCACATGAGGCCATTTATAATCTCCCAGAGTATCACGAAGTTAAGGAGTACATCCAAGCCAACTACCTAAGCAAGAAAGAGGTAGAGGCGGCAATAGGCGACGATGATTCCTACAGTGAACTAAACAATTGGGATGAAGGGCGCAATAACTTACGGTCTGACATCCGCCAAACCCTTGGCCTAGATACTAAGAAAGAAGGAGAATAAGATGGACAACCGAGAACGTACACTGTTATGGCTTTGCACTATGCTCAATGGCCTGACTAGCATATTGCTTGGAGCAGCAGTCATTTTGAGGGCTCACTAATGCCTAAACGCCTCTACAAAATTCACTGGATCGTAAAAGACGGAACGACCTATCGACTATGCAGCTGCAATATTGGGATTGATCATACGGAGGTTAATGCGGTGAACAGGCTGATTAAGATTCATCGACCAAGTAAACACAAAAAAGGCGACACCATATACCTAAGCTACCACAGCCAAAAAGTAAGTGGCCGCGTACTCACCTCAAAACGTACGCTACTTGGTACCAGATACTTTCTGCGCATTGAGACCATCCACCCCAAAGGCTCCGTGCTGGTTTGGCGTATGTGGTGGAGAGTGTGGTAAGTGGTATGATAAAACTATGACAATCCAAGAAGTCGAAGAACTGGACAATGACGTTTTAGTAGAATATATGTGCGAGGCATACTACATGAAAAAACAAATGACACACGTAATGAACTTGGAGGGTGCCAGTAACGCTGCCAAAGACCTAGACAACTTTAGGTATGTCTTGTTCCATAGGCTCGGCGGCACTAGATACGACAAGCTTAAGGCGGTTTCTGACTTTGATGAACTTCGGGAATATAACAAGCGACACTGCGGGCAGCCACAGAAGGAAGCACATGTTGAGAATTGACGAATACGGCGCAGGCGCATAAAATACACTTGCGACGGAACGACAGAATAATCCCCTCACAACTCTAAAACTTGCAGCAATTACGCTTCAAGATAGCTTGTTTTAGAAAGTGGGGATTATTTGGTATAATACACACATATACTTTCGGGTATTAAAAATAGCTGCTTATCCGAGTATAAACAGCTATAAACGTGTTCAGCGTTTTAGAAAAATGCTTGTAATTGCTTCTTCCAGAGGTAATGCAGGCATTTTCTAGTTTACGGGGTATTTTGCCAGCAGCGATTATTTGATATAATCGACTTAGTGGTGTGTAAACGCCGGAGTAAGGTCTGTTAATTATGAATGATCGGCTGCTTTACTCCGGCGTCTGCACGGCACTTGTGATATAATGACACCAGGCCGTCAACCGAGAGAAGCTCCATACGTGGGGCTTTTTTCGTAGCTGTAAATTGCCAAAACGCTTTTGTTTTGTTATAATATATTTATAGTAAGGGAATTGTAATATGCGCCTTAATCCTCTTCCGGGGTATGTAATATTAAAGCCACACACGCTTAATAAAAAGATTGGCAATTTCGAGATGCCAAAAGGTGACACCGAAGATGCGCCCGAGGTGGGTAAAGTCGTCGCCGTTGGCGACCCGCTCTCAAAGATGCCATACGATGCAAAACACGTCCCAAAGGTTAACGACGTGATCGCCTATAAGAAGTACAACCACTTTGTCATGACCCTGGGCGTCAAAAAGTACATCGCTGTTCATTTTGAAAACCTGCTCTTTAAGGTAGAAGAAGCCGATGAGTAAGATATCTCTTCTTGCCCTGTCCGATGAGGACGTAAACCCGAAGGTGATCGGTGCCCTTGTTGAAGCCTACAGAACGGCCAACGAACCCAATCGGTTTCCAGACGCTCTGCTGGTAAGCAAAGACCAGGCCGAGAAGTTTTTCTTTGAAGGCGGCCAGGTACTCACGAACTTTAGGGGCATACCGCTTGAAGTCGAGGCAGAGACCGACAAAACGGCAGCCGCTATCACGACCATAAACAGCATCATCAAGGGTATGCATATTGGAAGCGTCACGCAGGTTTCCGAAGTGTATAGACTGCTTGAGAATATGAAAGAGAAGATATATGCCTCGATCTAAACAAACCTCTGTGAAGATTGTTAACGTGGATGCTATCGCGCTCGACCCACAAAAAAAATACCTGATTGTCTTTAACAAGGGAAAAGTGACCCTCGGTGCAGGTAAGCATTTGCTACAGGCACTAATGGATTTAGGGGTCGATACCGTAGGAGTTGGGCTAAAAGATGGCGATAAAATGGAGATCGTAGAACTACCAGAAAAGGGAGGCACGGATGAGTAAGATAGTATTATTTGAAGAAGATGCGTACGCAAAGATTAAAGAGGGTGTTGAAGAGGCGAAACGAGCCGTAGGCGCGACCCTTGGACCACGCGCTCATAACGTAATCTTCAAACGACCTTTCGGAACCCCCGGGGTCGTACACGATGGCGTAACCGTTGCGAAGGAACTCGACCCCAAAGACCCATTTGTGGCAGCTGCGCAAGAAATCGTCAAAGAGGCCGCTAAACAGACAAATGATGAGGCGGGCGACGGCACGACCACCGCCACTATTCTTACTAACTCACTATTTACCGAGGGTCGCAAGCTTGTCGCGGCCGGACATAACGCTCAAATGTTACGCCGTGGCGTAGAGAAAGCCGTGGAGCAGGTTGTTGAGTACCTTAGAGGCGCCGCCACACCGATTAAGACCAACAAACAACAGTTAGAAGTGGCAAACATTGCATCGCAAAACGATAAGGTTGGCGGCGAAGTTGCCAAGGCCTTCGACAAGCTCGGTAACGATGCTGTTATCGCGGTTGAGGAAAGCAAGCAAAACTACATCTATTCCGAATACAAGGACGGTATGGAAGTTGACCAAGGTTACCTGAGCCGGTACTTTTTAACCAATCCTGAATTTGATGAGGCGGCTGTGGATAACGCCAACGTACTCGTTACCGATTACACCCTATCGAGCGGTTCGGACATCCAAAAGGTACTCGAGGCAATGATGGAACTCGACATAAACGACAACCTCGTTATTATTTCTCCGGACGTTAAAGAAGTTGCCTTGGCGGTATTGTTGCACAATAAAATGAAAGGCCTACATCTATTGGCTGTACGCGCACCCAGTTTTGGGGACGAACAACAGGAACGTCTCGAAGACATTGCTATCTCGGTAGGCGGCCAGTTCATATCTAGGGCCGCAGGACGTACACTAGAAGTAGGCGAAGAAGGCGGCCTCACCAAAAAGGATATTGGACACGCCCAAAAGGTCGTCGCTTCCAAAGATAGTACGACTATCGTAAATGGTGGTGGCCATCCTGACGATATCCAAAAACGTGTCGATTTGCTCAAGTCTCGGATTAAGAAAGAAAACGTGTCTGAATTTGAAGTTGAGCGTTTGCAAGAACGGATAGCCAAGCTAACTTCAGGTATTGCGATCATCAACGTGGGTGCTCGCGGTGAAGGTGAGGCCAAAGAGCTAAAGGAGCGCGCGATTGACGCTGTAGGTGCCATTAAGGCGGCTAACGAGTTGGGTATTGTTGCGGGTGGCGAAACACCGCTACTACGGGCCTCCTGGGAACTCGAGAAGCACCTTGGCGAAGTTAGTGGCTCCGAAGAAGTGGTGGCCGGATATAAGCTTGTGATAAAGGCAATGCAGTGGCCTTTTAAAACTCTCATGGAAAACAGCGGCCTTGAACCAGGGCAGATGCTTGAACGCCTCTTGCAGGCAACTTATAGCTGGCCCAAAGAGAGCGAGCGCTCCACACTCGGAGTTGACGTAATAGACGGTACTATCAAAGAGCTTATATCTTCCGGGGTCATTGACCCGGTCAAAGTACCTATTTCAGCACTTCAAAATGCCACATCTGCGGCCATGAGCCTGCTTACCTCTGGTGTGATTATTGCTGACGAAGAGAAGACCGACGAAGCAAGCGTGGTATGACGTACTCAATGCTGACCGATGCCGACCTAATAAAGCAGCGTTTTCACGAGTTCTATAACCAGCGCGAAAAACAGAAGCATTATACGGTTCAACTTCCTTGTCATAATATCAACCTGGAGCTTAGTAAGGCCGAGGATACTTATTTGGAGTGTCCCACCTGTCACAAACACTATCTTTTCACACATTCAGCGGTTAAGGACAAGCTATACAATGAATAGTATAGATGGACGACCTCTTATTCCAGAGGTGCGAACCAAATATGGACACATCCAAACACCCGAATTTGTGCTGGATGGTGAGTTTGAATCGGCCTATAACTACCTAAAAGAGATGTTCGAGCCAAGCCCAGACACTAAGTCGGGTCCGATACGCCCTCTTACCAATGAAGAGAAGTTTATTGAGAAGAATAAGCCGGTACACGATTTTTTGAAAGATGTATGATATAATTCATACGTCTTATGGGCATAAAATTCCGCATCGACAGACATCAAATTACTGAATATTCGTTAATTATCGCATCCTCCGTAGCATTTATCCTACTCTTGCTAAGTATGGTTGGATACTTTGAACTTGGTGGTCATACTCTTGCATATTCGGCCCCCACGACACTAGTACCAACCAGTGGCGCTCCCCAAAAAGAATGCGACCAGGCAATACCCGTACAACAAAAGATGCAGACAATCAACGATCAGCTCAACGGAATAGGCCAACTAGTTATAGGCCGTGCCTCGCTTCTTCCTAGCACTCATGATTTGAGCGAGCTAGCGGGGGCCGACCCCATAAAAGAAGGTCAGGTGAAATCGCTCGAGGGTCAGTACCTTACATTGAGCGATCAACTCGACCAGATACGTATTAAATACCACTGCTGACTATTTCTTGCGCCACAGCAAAAATGGTTCGATGAGACCGGCCACAAACACAATGATAGCCAAGCCTCCGCGAATGATATTGCCTTGTGATTCAAGTTTGCGTAGGCGAGGCTCATGATCTTTAAATCCCTCGAGTAGTACATCCACCTTTTCGTGGAGTTGAATTAACAAATCGTGGTCAGTAAAGTTTTTCTGGTTCATGGCTACATATGTTGCATAAGCTTCTGTATAAGGCTCTTGGCGATACCGCGCGTTTCGTTATCTAATAACGGACTTTGAGCCTGGGTGGCGGCTTTCGTGACCTGCTGGGTCGGCGTAGGTGCGCCCGCGCCGGGCATAGCAGCAGCGGCAGCCGAAGGATTAGGCATTGATGGTGCAGTTGGCATAGGGGTAGGTCGTCCACCGTTGGTCATCATGGGATTCATCGGTTGAACGCCCATAGTAGTAGGATTAGCTGGATAGGACGCCCGATTACGCATGGCGTTTGCGATGATCTGCTGCTGTAGGGCTTGGTTAGAAATGGATGGGGGCATATTGACTCCTTTATACTTATATGTTATTATTTATGCATGCTATTCGTTGTCGGCCTTATTCTGGGTGCTATCATCTGGAATTACATAAAAGATCGAGAAAATCACTAGACACCTCCGAAGTTAACCTGCGTAGGTGTGGCAGGCAGTTGCATTCCCACGGTTCCTGGCACATTCATACCGTTAAAATTGGCCAACTGACCCGGAGTATTGGTAGCTGGAGCGGATAGGATAGTATGCATATTTGCGCCAAGACGCTGTACTAGTACGTGAAGTTTCATAGCGGCTGCTTGAGGACTGTCGTTGACATCGGGTAGTTCGCTCTTAAGCTCTGTGAGGAGTGCCTTGCTTCCTTTTCCCCCGCCAAGCACTTGTGCCAGACTTGAAGCTAGGTCACCTTTGTTATCTTCGTATGCTTTGAGCGCAGATTCGCTCTTGGTATTTTGGATACCTGGTATTTTTGTACCTAATTCCTCAATGCCACCAGCTACCGCCCCAGATGCCTTAACTTGGTCAAACATTCTTGCAAAATCGGAGACTGCGTTAATTGCGTTCTGATTATCAAGCCAGTCCTTTTGTTGGGCCTCAGTCAGTTGCGGGCTCTCTTGACGCTGTACTGCCAGATACTCCTCCAGTCCCTTGTAGCCTACCGTGTTAATAACATTCTGTAATTCTTCAGGCGTGGTAATAGCTCCTAGCCCTGTAGTCGTGGAACCGTTTTTAGCCGCGTTAAGAGGGCCTAGTGTATTTTGAATAGAGCTTCCTACCAGATCGGCAACCCCGGCGTTAGAGCCGTCGCCAGGTAATGTGGGAGGACTGTTACCAAATACGCCTGAAGCGCTTTGACCGGCCCCTTGTGAGACGCCTATACGAGCAAGATCACCGGCACTCAGATCACCTACCAGTTTATTCGCCGTTTTTCCCGCACCACTGAGGGTATTCACTACCTTCGCCGCTCCCGTAGTAAGCGGGGCACGGACGGCATTCTCTGCGCCCTGGATAATAGGAGAGCCGAGCATACCCGCTACCGCGCCCATAGGGCCACCCACACCAAACCCGCCCGCAGCACCTAAAGCGCTAGCCAGAAGGCCCGTTTTTTGTGGCGTGGCCGAGGTGATTTGTGACATGGTTCTCAAATTATGGAAGGGGGCCATGAGGGTACGTATTTCCTGGGGGCCTTTAACGCCTTTAAACTCTTCTGCCAGCTTAGGGGATATTGAGGACAGCGATGCGATATTTTCGGGCGTTTTAAGCGCCTCGATATTCGCCTTGGGCGTTAATCGGTCAAGTGCCTTTTGGAATTCGTCAGCAGCATCAAGGTATGTCTGTCCGAATTCAGATGCTCGCTGGTTTGGGTTTAACTTATTTTCGCCCTTAGCTAGCAATCCGTGTCCTACCTCTTGAAGGGCGCGCATATTGTCAACCGCCGCCTGGGAATCAACCTCAAGCTTGCCATTCGGATTCTTGGTAAGCCTATCAAGTACATCGGACACTTTTTGCTTGTCAGCATCTGTCATTTCTAGCGTATAAGGCGAGTTCATAGTCTTTTTTGCGGCCTGAATAACAGGTATGGTGCTAATGGGGTCTGTCCCATTTACAGATTGACGGTAAAGGTTATCTAGTTGATCCATAGCGTCTTCAGAGGTCTTGATCATACCGTTCAGGGACTTGCCACCTATTCCATAGTCAAGCATTTTCTGAGCAGTTTCTTGAGGCTTGAGACGTGCTGCCAGTTTATTTGGTAGATTAAATGCTGACCTGAATAGATCGGGAGCGGCATTTTTTACCCCTTTTCCTACAAGTTGCGCAGCCTTACCTAACCCGAGGCCAGCCAGCTCGCTTCCTGCACCGATGGCGCCTTCCTCAAGGGGGTTCGTCTTCGTTCCGGTCGTCAGATTTTTTACCTCTTGTCCCAGCGCGCTACCAGCACCAGCGCCGACGACGCCGCCGCCGAACGGATTAACTAGCTCGCCCGCTATTCCTCCCAAAACACCGCCAATATTCTGTGCATTACGCTCCAGGAAACCCAGCACTCCGCTCTGCCCGTGGGTGGCAGGCACATTGGTTTGCTGCGGGGTAGGGCCTGGTACATCTGGTGCAACCTGAGAGGGATTGTAGTAAATAGCTCCTGAATTGCCATTCTTGCCAATAAAATTAGCAAAATCACTGCCTAAATCTGCCGGATTCATAGGCCGCCTCCTTGTAAGCTCATAGTGGAACCACCTAGCGAGCCGGTAAGTGTTATCGGACCTGAATTACCTCCACCGCCCCAGAATAAGGCAGGATACTTATTAATGATGCTCTGCGTCACTTGACCGGCGTTATTAATATCGCCCAGTGCAGAAAGCGCCGTGCGGTCACCATTCTGGGCCATGTATGAAAGCAGCGCGTTAATTGGGACATTATTAGTAGCAGCCCATGTGCCGGCAGACGCCGAACCGCCGCCAACATTAAACGCGTATCCGCCCGCGCCGCCTGCCTTGGCGTCCTTAAGTCCTAAGCCTTTAATCTGTCCGCTGCTTAACGCACTAGAGAGACTACCGCCATTGCCATAGTTGGCGTTAATTTCTCTGATCGCGGCCGAGTTATATGCTTCCTGTGAAGCAGCCTGTTGACGCTCGATATTAAGGCGTTCTGCCGCCTGCTGGTTTTGTATCGTGTTCTCAATCGACGTAGCACCTTGCTCGTATCCAGACTGGGCGGCCTGGTTTGTCTGGCCGAATAGCTCGGGGAGGTTAGAGATATTTAGCTCCTCCGGCTTCAGAGCGTTTTGCAGACCAGTTTCATATGCGCCCAAGAGGTTATTGACGTTCGTTTGGCCCGTTTCATATGCCCTTGAGGCACTAGAAAGTGATAGATTGAGTGGATTTGCCTCATTAGCGTACATTTCATCACGAGCAGATTGCGTCATTAATCCACCGCCCAGGGTGGTTTGCGCGTTAACGTCCTGATTCAAGTTCTGCAAGAGGTTCTGAAGCGTATTCACGCTTTGCTGATAACCCGGAAGACCATATTGCTCGGCAAGTTGCTGATAAACCTTTGGCAGGTTTCCAAACTGATTAACATTTTGCTGGTATTGGCCTAGCGCCTGGTTATAGATGTTGTTTTCCGAACTTGTTAACGACTGTTCGGCTCCCTGGACAGCGGCATTATAGCCGGTAAGATTAGTGCCGTAAGTACCTGCATTAATGGTTTGGGCTGTTGGCGCGTTGAATACGGAGTAACTAGGATTAATCGACGGAAGAATTGAAGTGTCGGACGGGTTAACCTGCGCCGTCTTTGCCTCTTGAGTGGGGAGCGTGTTTAAGATATTGCCAGCTGCGGCATAATCGGCCTGGGCTTGCCCAAAGCCACCAAATGGCATGTTCGTGTTCGATGTAGTAGGATTCGCGGCGGGAGCTGAGGGTGCCATATATAGCCTCTTAGTCAACCGCATTCCGCGTTTTCTTTATTATATCATTAAAACGGTAGTTGGTACTCTATAACTTCGATGCTATACGTTTGGTTTACTAACGTGATCGGGGCTCCGGTATTATTGGTGACCGAAACGACTATGGATATGAGGCTCCCTACAAATGTCACGGAGTTTTGTACTGTCTCCGTGGACACATACTGCCAGATCGGATCAATGGCTACGCTATTTGTAAGATAGGTTGCGTTACCCGTGTTATTGTTTTTGAACTTGATATCGGCGAAGGTTGTAAACGTCGTTAAAGAGGGTTGGACAGTAAAATTTTGGGAGCCACCGTCTGCCAAGGTGCCACTAATGCTTAGGCTGGCCGGAATAGTCGCGACATTGATAAAGTTAGGAATTGTGGTCGAAAATCGTAACTGGTCGTATCTGTAGCTAAGCGTCATAATAAATCCTATACCACACTCTGAAGTTGGCTGCTGCCGATGCGCCACAGCTATACGAAATAGTGAGCGTCGTGCTATTTATAACGCCGTAGCACTCGTACTGATGGGCCGTATCGTAAAACCATATGTCCTGCGCCCCGCCGCTGATGCTTGGCCATACTTGACCCGGAAGAGATTCAAAAAATATTTTATAGTTTGGAACGTAACCGAGATTGTGGTTAACCGTATACGTCCCAACCATTCCCGCTCCAGGACTGCTAAGTGACACGACATTTTGTTGAAGTACCTTCTGGTAGTTCTTGCGGCTATCGAAGTAGGTATTATCACTTGTAGGAAGGGTGGTCTGAAATGTTGGTGAAACAAGCGGGTTGGTATTATCAAAGTCATCTATCCACGTGGAAACTTCTTTGTAGTAAATGGTCCCGCTTGTAGCCGTCGTTATTAGGTATATATTGCTAGAATCGGAATATATGTTATACGAGTTGCTCGTATCGGCCTGTCCATTGGGCACATAGTTAGTCCCATCCTTCGAAAACAGTGCGTCGCAAAATGTGGGACGGGTGAATGAATGGGGGATAGTGTACTGGTAGAGATAACCTCCCAGAGTCGGCGCGCCAGCCGTGAACGTATTGCTTAACACCCCGCATATTTTGTCAATAGCGAACGCGGTAGAAAAATTTATGTTCTGGACATTACTTATCTGACTCATGCGAATATTGACAAAACGTCAATCCCTGTTTTAGATGACACCATCCCAGTCGTTCCGTCGGGCAGTATACCGGCTATCATTTGATTCACCTTAGTTGTGGGGCTTGTGAATAAAATATAGCCATTCTTACCCAAAAGTGAGATGGTTGCGTTCTGGCTTGTAGGGTCAGACAGAATAATCGAGCTATTAGGGCCGGATATTTGCACGCCCTGGCCATTAATACCGATAGTGGTTGTTCCTGGTAGATTTCCAGAAGAGTTTAACTGATAAGGCTGAAACTGCCAACCACTTAGGCTATTGTTTGAGGTGGGTGGGCCGACTGATGGTAGAGAAAAAGGGGCATTAAATGGATTCATGGCTAGTATTGGCTCTGTGTTAACTGCGGCATGTATGCTACGCCGAGCGTTGTTAGGGTCGGCGACGTAGCGCCCGTCGAACTCAAAATTGCCTTGGCCTGTATTTCTTTAAACTGCGCGTAATCTCCAATGATAGGGAATTTGGTGTATACCGACCCGACAACGTTATTAGTAGTAGAAAGCACGTAGCTGCCACGATTAACCTTAAAAGCAAGCTGAATACCCTCACCGGCGCGCAGGGGGAGGTGAGAGCACTTAATGGTGAGCCCATTCTTGTCGTCAACCGGGCGCATGTCGTCGATAACTAGCCCCTCGATAAACGCCGAATTGTAGTAAGGATTACTACCACTTACGATATCTACTCCGTACGTTCCGGTGTTGTTGTCCTGCCAGCCAATGAATAATTGCTGGCCAGTAGAATAGGTGGCACCGATGCTTATGTTTGTTGTGTTGCCGGTCGAAATCGTGTAATCAAGATTAAGACCCTCCGGGTATGCGTCACACCGATTCCCCCAATGGTATATTCCTTGTTGCAATGTGGAAGAAGTTGTTGTATTTGCTACACCGAAAAGCGCCACGCCATTATAATTAGTCGCAGAGCCGGGCAATACTTGTATACGATCTGACGTACGAAGCTTAGGGAAGCGTTGAAAGCTCTGAAAAGGGGAAGTGTCTGTATATAGGGCATTATTTGCCCCCACCACGCTTAATAGCCGGTTTTTATTACTAAGAACTACGTCGATACCAGCGTCGGCTCGCACCCAGTTATTGTACGTATAGTTCGCGCCATCCCAGAAAAATATATACCCTACGCTTTTGCTAAGTGTCCCTTGTCCTGATGCCGTGGCTATGGATAGCATGTTGTTCGCCGTGTCCATAGATCGTATGTAGCTTCCGTTTGGAATGGTCAGTTGGTTGGGCGTCCAGTTCGTACCGTCAAACTTACCTAAGTTATTTCCGTGACCGATTGATAAAAAAGGAAGGTCTGTATTAATCGGGGCCAGACCGGTAAGCGCCGTATTATTAAATCCTTGGGTGAGGTACGAATCATTACGGGTCGCAGGATTGGGCGAGCTAACCGGCCCGTAAATGCCTACGCTCGAGTTGGTTGTGTAGTATAGGTATCCAAGCCACTGCGCCAATCCGTTGCCTTGGGAATCCTGCGCTTGAAATAAAAACTTGTATTGACCGTTCGCGTCCCGCGAAAACATTTTACCATCGGCGCAGTAAATATAAATGTTAGACGTATAAGGCTGACCACTCACTATCCATTTGGGCAGGGCGGTAATCATGCCAGTAGGCGAATCGAGAACCGTAGAACGATTGATCGTAAACCAACCCGCGTCGTTCAGAATGTCGCCGTTTTGAGCGAAATAAAACTGGTATTGCTTTTCGAGTAAATAAGTTGTTCGGACGATCTGTTTTTCAGCATCAGAAATACCGCCATAGAACTGGTCTATGACCCATTGCTTGGCTTCTTCATCTCCCTGCTGGTCGGTAGGCGACGGTGGTACGAACGTCATTTGCGGATTCATACGCTAGCCTTAAGAAGTGACACCGCCAGCCGGGAACCAGCCCGGGTAGCTGTGCCATCTGCTAATACCTTTCTTACCGCGGATAATCGAACTTCGGGTCTTTGTAGCCCAGTTGCCCTTAGCGGCCTGTAAACGGCTAAAGTACTCCTGTTCGTATAGGCCCTTCCACTTCGAATCTTTTTTGTATTGGTAATATTTATAAAGCGCCCAAAACTCAGGAATGTCTTGCATGTCAGGATGGAGGCTCATAATCTGGTTAATGGACCAGTTCGTTGTTGAACTTACATTAGTACCCTGATAGTAATTTCCTATCGTTGCTGACGTAGAGCTACTTACGGCGGTTATTTTATACCAGTTGCCATCCCCGTCATCTCCGGCTGTAATATAGGTTGAGCCGAGTGCCATCCAGCTAGAGAATATAGGGGCAGAGGATGTGACTGACGTTCCGTTATACCTAAACGTTACGGTGGATGCATTTGTGGTGGGGGTGACAGCCAAGTGGTCAAGCCTAATATCAGACGATTCGTATACTATACGCATAGGCACGCCCACTGTTTGATTGTTCTGGGTGGTGGTGGCTGTGCAGATCGGGTCAATTTGTAGCTCTTTGCTTGCCACGCCAAAATTCATATTTATAAAAAACATGCCGGGAATACCGCCGTATATATATTCGGTGCGGAAATTCCACATCTCTTGTGATTCCTCTTCAATAAGCTGGTACCAGCGTGAACCAATTTGTATCTTAACCGTTTTCACGAACTGGCAGTCAGGCGGTAGCTGGTAACTACGGTCAGTGTCCGCAAGCGGGTTGCTCGGGACGTTCGTAGTGGTATTACTGATCTTTTCAATGCCTGGCCGACCGAAGGTGGATAGTATATTTTGGTACCCCTGATTGAGCCAGCGTATAAATTTCGTCTGGCTATCCAGGGTCGTGTCTGAGGTAGCATCCTGTACATCCGCCAAGGCCTCATCGAGCGTAATCATACGAGATTCACCTTTATGTATGCAGGCTGGGTGCTGCTAGCGACGATAATATCCGTTCCACTACCGAAGAGCCGTTGAGCCGAAAGCTTATACGTATGAACACCGGCGGAAGGAGATAACGGTTGTGCAACTCTGAATCCAAAATTGGGCGACGTACCAATCGTACCCTCGGTGTCGTCTTGCAGGGACGTGGAACCCTCCCGTATGACAAAAGCCATGGTGTCATTTGAAACAGTTGTATTGTAGTGTCCGAGCGCGCTTACCTCAATGTTTCGTCCGGCGGGAACGTTGACTGGCACGGAGAGGCCCGTAATGTCCGCAATGGTCGTGAAACCGCTTGTGTTAGCGGTAATCTGGCGATACCCTATTAGGTTTTGGTTTGGAACGACCGGATAAATTAAATTGCCGAGTGAATCTGAAACCATAAGCACGCTACCCGATACGGTTGGCGCGGTAGCCGATAGGGAACCCTGATTAAACGATGAGAGCGAAGCTCCACCGGAAACAGCAATAGCGAGCCGCACCGAATTTGCAGCCAGGCTGGGCGAAGCCGCGTTGTTGGATACTGCCGTATAAACAATACCCGTTCCGACGGTGTAGTCGATATACGTATCAACAGAGGCGCCAAACGTGTGATTACTGACCGCCGCCACACTGTATTCGACACCATTAATCCAAATCGTTGCTGCCGTCATTGAGCCCACAAGTCCAGAGTTTTGAGTCCATACGCCGCCAGTCTGCACAAAATTGGAAAAGCTCGAACGAAAATCAATAAGATTTGACCCATTATCCTGAACTTTGCCAGAACCCTTAGGGACAATATTTGTGTTAATGTTGCTATCCGTTCCGGCGGCCCCGTAAGTAACCGCATTTCCTGTCGTCGAGTTTCCAAGCAGTGGATAATTCACGGCACTTGCACCGGCTGCGCTCTGTCCTATCCAGGTTTTGCTATTTAGGTCTAAAAGTGATGTTGTAATACTAGGACTCGTGAGGGTAGTTACCCATTGCGTAGCGCCCGAACCGTTGCCCACAAGATAGGCGCCATTACTAGGCGTCTGACCAGATGAGCCAGTACCAAGCTTAGTTTCTATGGCCACGACCGCATCGTTTACAAGTCCGTGTTGCGTGTGATGTGGAACGGTTGCCAACGTGTCATTTGTGGACGGATTAGTTGGACTATCAATAGCCCCCGGATATGCCGTATTGCTCATACCGTTTGCACCGTCCAAAGAGTGTTAGAAGGTGTGTAAATAGGTATCAGCTCGGACTGTGGCGCGCCATCATAGAATGTCGTCGATGAATCGTATGTCGTAGAGGCATCATCAAAAGCGACGTTACCTTGGGTAACGCTTACTTCGAGATTGGGGTTTCCTGTCCAAAGGGTGTCGGGCGGCATAAATATAAGGATTTATGAACCGCATTCCGCGTGTTATACATATTATACCACGTAGGAGCGAAGTTAATAGCCACCGAGCATAATATACCCGGTAACAGGCGCGCCCATAGAGTTCGGCAGGGTCAGTGTTGTGGCCGAGACGGTCGCACCGGAGGTATCATCTTTTAGTATCGCAGGAGAATTGTTATAGGCCATCACAAAGGTGATCGTCTGCGACACTCCGGTACTATTCCGATATCCATTCAGATACGCCACAAATCGTTTATCCCAAGGTGTTGTACCGCTTTGGCTATAGGTGACCGTACCGGCCGTCGTGCCGTTTAAGACAATCTGAGCATTTGAAGACACGTCGATAAAGTTAACCATAAGGTTCGCGCCAGCTCCCCATATAGATAGTGGTGTAATACCGCCGGTGGCCTCCACGTTAGCTACTAATGTTAATGGATGGGCGGAATCATCTACCAAAAAGTTAGACGGTGATTCCATTGAGGCGTTATCTATAATGAGGCTACAAGTCTC